CACCTCTCGGTGAATAAGGCTAGGTGTCTATTTCATAAGAGAGCGCCTGCGAAAGTAGGTCGCTCCGGATGAAAGGACTTGAAAACTAACCCATTTCCCTGATCCACTTATAACATCTTTAACGCGTCGACCTGCACTTAGATACATTTCGTACTTAGCCCAGTGACGGTGATGTTGTAAGTCCACAACCGTGCCACTCCTTAAGTCCTCTTCAAACTTAAAACCCTGGACGATATAAAAACGTTTAGGGTCATAGTGAAGATACTCAAGAAGAGCACGCTCCTGGCTCCCAAGCCTCGTCTTCTCTTTGACGCGTGGCGTCACGAAAAAAGGAGGGAAAAGAACAGAGTGTACCGCTGACCCTTCAGACCAATTTGTCAGGAGTGACATATGGTTTAACTCCTCAAAAGAAGAGCAGGGTCCCCCATGCAAGGCAGGTGGGGTACAGCGAACCAGACGATGGTATAAGGCATTGAAGGATGGGTACTTCCTTAAACGGAAACACTTATTGAGTATCATAATACAATCATTGATACTCGTGGGCCACAAGAAGTCGTAAGACTCAATGTAACCCTCCTTCGCGTGATAGTTCGCACCGCAACTCTCACGAAAGTCGCCATCGATGAAGCTCTTATCTCGATTTACTTTCAGACCGACAGCCTCAAGAAGTTCAATCAACTTCCCAGCTTTGTTGGCCTTAATAATGATATCATCCCCAAAAACGGAGGACTTATCATCGAGAACCCGTGATATCGCCGTAAGAATGAGGGACATGAGCTCAAAAGTGAACCCATTCCCCATCGACGATATTTTGTTTGTAGGCATGAACACACTGTCCAAGCCGAGAACAAAAGGACTTCGAGCTTGCATTAATCTGGTAAAGATCCGTTTAGGTAAGAGAAATCGACAAAGATCTATCGAGATGCGATCGCTCGCACTCTTTAAATCTATTGTAGCATCATCGAGGTTTGTTATTCTTCTTCGATGTATGTCGGGTACCTCATCTAGGGCCACATTGAAGTAGCTCTTGAGGCAGCCCTTTATCTCTAAACCTATGGAACTTTGTACAAGTATATTCCCGAAGGGTTCGATATTAATCGGACGATCTGTTTCATTGTTCTTGGGAACTGAGGCAAAGCGCGACCCATATACAAGAGTCACGCACCTTTCAAGTTTCCACGAGAATATATCAAAAGGTTTCCGGAGTCGCCTCCATAGGAGGTTATCTGATTCCTTTCGAGACAGGTCGAAGTTCTTCGAGATATACCAATTATTGTATCGCTTTCGAACGGCACGCCGTAGCCCCTTATGATTATAACAAAGCTTGGAAAAAGCTTCGAAACAGTCATGGGTGACTGACCAATTACTGGCACATAATCTTGCTTCAAGACTATTGTGTCCATTGGTTGGCATGAACTCGCTTCCTTTTGGGAATCGAAATTCGTTGGCGTGACTATCTGCGAATGCAGCATGTATGTGCATTCGAGCGATGTACCACTCTGGTGGGAGTCGTTTATTTCGCAGTGACGGGAGCTCATCGTTAGCAACCCACTCTTCAAAACATCGAGGAGCGAGGTCACCACTTTGAGCAGGTTCCTGGAACTTCTTAAGAAATCGCTTGATAGCGAAATCTTCAGAAAAGGAATTTCCTTGGGGAAAGGAATACCCCTTAAGAACCTTCTGATATGCACGGATGGTGCTTTGAAGATCCATGTCACTAACACCTTACGGATTGATTGGAGCGGTTACTGGCCGGAAGCCTAGTAGCACGTTTTCATCAGCCCAATTTGGCATCTGACTAGCAATTGAAAGGAGGATTTCCTTCAAGCGAGCCTGCGACAACTCGGAGCCGGACGTACGAACGCGTACTGCCAAAGTATCGTTCGCTGTTGCGGTTCCAATAGTGATTTGGTCAGTGCCGCTCACGATAATTTCAGTAATGTAATTATCTACGGAGAAACCATTTAGGCTCTTCCGGTTACGAGTGGTCTTAAACCGTACACTAAAGTCAGGATTCAGGGGGTCAACGAAGGTGCTTCCATAAGCATCTGCGTTGAGAAATTGAGTAGTAGTACTCATCTTAACCTCTTGAGGGTCTGTGTTGTCAAACCTACGCCTAGGGCGTAGGCATCGAGCCATCGTTTCCACGACGAAAGTCGCGGATTAAAGACGAGCTGGATGTCACTTTGGTTAAAGGGAACACGCTCATATGTATCCAGTCCCTCCTCTAGGAGCAACTGGTCTGAAAAGGAACCGTCAAGGTTCTTTATACGAGCGTAAGTATGTGTGGTAATATTTCTACGCACGGCATAGCACATTGCTGATTCAAATGTCGGAGGAATGAGAGCCGATGAGCGATTATATAGAAAGTCGCCCACGTTCACAAACCAATCCACTACTAGCGAATAAGGGATTATCTCCCATAAAGAGTTCGCTAGATTCAGCGATATACCTGAGCCGAAGCGGGAGGGTCTATTTTCAAATCGGCCTTTGGCGGTAGCAGAAACGCTAACCGTACCAAAGTGCTTAATGAAGATACACTCAACGTTCGGGATGTCTTCGTCGTTTAAAACGTCAACAGTCTCCCTACAACGTTCCGTCACGTATTCATACTTCAATTCATCAAGAAGTTTGGATGCATCTTGGATTGAGAGCATGAGAGGCGTTATACCATACCTGTATTCCAACCACTTCTCCCGGAGAAACTTATCGGAACCCTTAAAGGGTTTCTTACGAATCTTTTTCCGGAGGTTGTTGAAGGAGCTTAAGGGATTAATAGCGGCTTTTAATAGATCCGCCATCATGGTATAAGTCTTCTTCCCTTCAAGCATGTCCGTGAGTACATCCCACCTCTTATGGAGGGCGGTGGACACATCGGACTTGACCTGTTCGACCTGGGTTTCAAAGTCGACAGGCTTGCGAAGGTCAACTACGGGCAAAGATAAAGACTGCAGCGTAAACCGTTCATTAATCCTATAAGAGATAGAATTAGGAGGAGCGGTAATACTGTAGTGTGTGTATGGAGGATATCCAGGCAGATAGTCTATTTCAAAGACTTGACCTGGCCAAAAAGTCCTCGTATACTCACCCCAACGATGGACTATAGCTGTCCATGAATCGGTCCTCACTAACGGTAGACCCTTACGGGTGCCAACGTAATGGCGCGTGGTTTGCTTACCTCTTGAATATCGAGTCATTTTAATACGGCCAGAACGGCGTATTTTGTTAAAAGACTCTTTATCTACGATTGGGCTCTTCCACGTGTTTTCAGTTGGTTCAAGGACGTATAAAGACTCGTCCGAGACTGTTGGTAGTGGGATAGGCGTTGGCTTATATGTGATTGTTCCTGGCCACCTACCAAGTGGGTCGGAAACAGGATAATCTGTCAAACTACCCCGTTGATCTTGAATGATCTCAATCGCAAATCTTTGCATGACGGTCTCCTCTGATGTATTACTACACCAGATGACTGGTGTAAACCAGGGTTGGTGCCCCG